TCAAACAATATTGATAGTTTCTAATTTATTCATCATATCTTTATCCATTTGTTCAGTAACATGACTGTATATCTGTAGGGTAGTCTTATGATCTGTATGACCTACACGATCCATAATTGCACGCAATGATATGCCTAATTGTGATAATAATGATATGTGACTATGACGCATAGTATGGCTGGGTTTATG